AATCGTCCGCCATTGTCCCGACGATACCCACCCGCCCGGTCTGCCTGTGGTATTTCTGGACAGGCCTCATCTTCATTACATCGCAGCATTTGTCCGAAATCTTGAAAGGGGCATCAAGGAGAAATCGCCACTTGATGGGTAGTTTGCCATAACTACCCCTTTCATCACCGTACATCGCCTTATTCTTTGTCCTCTGACTACAGCCGGTGCTGCGGATCCGCCGGACAGCATCGGCTACCGATTTACTTATCAGGGGAAACCCGTAATGCTCAATCGTCTGCTTGAAGCTCTGGGTCGGCTTGAGCCAGATGACATTCTCCACAGACTTGACGAAACTCCTGATCTCCGGGTACTCCAGACCGGTATCGACAAAAACCGCCGGCACTTCTTTATAGAGCGATCTGACAAGGTGAAGCAGTACCGTACTGTCCTTGCCCCCGCTGAAGGCCACGTAAACATTTCCCTGCCATTGATCGTACCAGTGTTTTATTCTCGAAAGTGAAAGGTTAACTTTACATTCGAGAGGAAGTGATTGTCTTTGTGCCAGTTGGTAAGCCTGCACTTTTAGTTTTTCGTTTACCGTATAAGATACCATAATTGTCTTCCTTGAAAAATAAACTTCTGTCTCCTTACTGCCAAATCAAAAAAGCGGGGATGGGCGGGGCCTTAAGCCGTCCACCCCCGACAGAAAGAAAATCAGTCCAGAGAAATGCCAATCCGGCCTTCCGAAAACTACGGCTCCACAGCCCGCAACTCGCAATCTTGAAGCGTTATTGCATGACCATCGGTTACTGACTTGCCAGATATCAAATCCCACGCAGCTATCACCTGCCTGTTTGCTACCGTTCCGTTGTCATCGGTCAATATCGCATATCTCGCATCATCGCCGGAATCAGGTATCGGGCCCCCGGAAGCCGTCCAGACAATGTCTTTTATTTGACACAGCGATTTATCACCGGCATCGTCCTCGGTAGTTGTGTCGAAGTCGGTATCGTTCGGAGTTAATTGATAACCGCCCGTCGTGTATCCGTTGCCGGCGGCGATTTCAGTAAGCTCACCGAAGGTATTTGTTTTCACCGTCGGGGCAACCGCGACAGTTACCAGGGCCACGTATAAATTGGTGGGCATTGCAACTCTGGGAAACGCCCAAGCCAGCAGCAAAAACTTTCCCCTGTTAGTCCAAATCATTTTTAAATCTCCTTTTTAGATCATGTTATAATTACAGTTGGATCCACCCCAGTCAATGCCACTTCCGACGCTGCCGGTTCTATAGGTACGATCACGGTCGGATCGGCCCCGCTCATCGCCATCTCGGCTATCAGATAATCCTCATCGTACACGGGATCGGGCACATTATGGTTCCAATTATTTGGCGCCGGGGCGTAAAGAGCATCCTTCATTCCGAATATGTCCTCGACGCAGTCGAACGAAACCTCTCCGTCCGTCAATGTTCCGTAATGCGGCGTAAGTACGCGAACGACCATCGATATAATGCCCAGCGGCGGCCAGGACATCTTGAATACATCGCCCGCCATGAGGTGCGCCATTGTCCGCTTGGCCTTGATTTTCATCACTGCCGGGAATGCCGATATCTGATGCTGGTCGCGGGCCGCCAGTTGACCCGCCAAGTTGTCATTTACAACGCCCGTATAATCGACGTTATTGGGAATGAGCATTTCGTTCTGAACGGCGACTAATGCCATATCGTGATTCGGAATGGTTATCGGCAGGTTGTCGTACAGATTCCAGTATTTGACATAAGTCACATCGGGAACTTTATGAATAGTGCCCCGAGAATAGCCTTCGACGGCGTTAATGTCCGTCTCATCGAATTCTTCAAGGTCCCCTAAAACATAATCGTCCCGTATCAATTTTATCTCGAACTGCCCGGTCGAATAGTCTTCCCGAATCACGGCGTTGATATATCTGAGAACATCCTTTACATGGTCCTCAAGTGTCTGGTCGCCTTCCCATTTTATGCACAGGCCGAACCCTTCGTCGTATATAGCATCGGCGGCGGCCTCCAATGCGGTATTATCGAATATCGTAGTCGGATATCCCAATCCCCATTCGGTGTCCGTGTATATTTCCCGAAGCCAGTGGACAGGATTTATCTCGTAACTGCGAATAGTCGCCTTCGCCGGATACCATTGCTCCTCGCCGGTCGTCAGGTGCGCCGTCCGCTTGATGAGGTACTTCCATTGTTGAATAGAAGTAGACAACCCTATATAGGGTCGCCGCAATATCGCCGTTGTCAGTCCCCGGTTTGCTGAAATATAACTGCCCCTAACAGAGGTGAGATAATCATTCAGCACCTGGCCGGGCAGCCCGTACTGGAAATCGACCAACCCTGAAATCCCGCCCCGGCCGGTTATTTGCCCGTTGTGCTGGTGAATGCCGCCATAGAGTTCCGGCAGGGCGATGTAAGCCGAAGTGGCGGCGTCGGCGTTGAGCGATTTCTTGTCCGTACTGTCCGGCCAGATCACCAGGTCGCCGACCTTAACCTGCACGATACCGTCACAGAAGCCCTGCGCCAGGATGTGAATCGCCCCGTAATAATATAGGTTTAGATAGACTTCTTGGGCTGTATGATCCAATCCGATTCTCATACTATAAATATAAATATCTCCGAACCACCCAACAACCGGGGCAGTCTGCCAGCATGTACCGGCGATAATAGGGTATTTCGTCCCCTCTTTTATCTGCGGAAAATCAAAGGTGTCCGGCTCGTACCTTATATCCTTGGGATCTTTTTTGGTGAGCTCGGCAATAGCGTAGTATATTGCCGTCATTATTGCTATTTTAACTATAGCCCAAAAAAGCACTTCAAACATAACAATTCTCTCAGTAAATCAAATCGCCGGCGTAATGATTCTTTACCGGCAGACCGTCCAGGGCTCCGCAATTGATGCCATTGCCGTACTTGATCCGGCAAGTGCTCGGCGTGTGATCGCAGCCGGGGTATGCGTCAAAGGAATCTCCCGCCGCCACCCCGGACCCGAATGGCCGGGTAATTGTAATCGCATTGCCGACCTGAGCTGTAATCGTTCGGTGTGCCGTGCCTATTATAATTTCGCCTCCGGCGCCGAAATAATAGACCTCCATCGCATTGTCGGCTTCGATCATCTCCATTTCATTAACGACAACTGAATTCTCACCGCCCCAGTTATCATATACCCACACCCGGTAATAGGTATATGCAACAGCGTTATCCAGCATTACTGCAATCCATTCCGACGGATCTATGATCCTGTCGACTTCCGTATCGTTGCCGCCTGCACCACCATAAAATTGACAATTGCCCAGCCATTCTATCACGGGAATAGTTGTCCACGCAGTTCCGTTATTACTGCCGGCTACTCGAAAATGTTTCATACAACCATCGCCGGGCGAGATGCTGAGCCCAGATAAATCAATCCCCGGTCTTATTCTTATCTTTTTGCATTTCTGCGCCGATGTCCATTTACAATATATCCAATTATCTGTGAACGAGTCCCCGCTGGTCCACCAGGTGCTAATGCTTCCATCAAATGCTTTATAAGCATTCGAAGGGTATACATTCGCAGCATAAGTACATCCTTCCAATTTAGTCAAGTCGCCATAAACATCAGGCTCATCCGCCGCCGCTCCGAACTCGGACGCCGTGATAGTTACCCCGCTTATCGTATCGATTGTTCCTGTGATCTTGTATTCCTCTTTATTGAGGCCGCAGCGATAGCCGAACAGCTTGTGCCCGCAGAGTCTCATGCACCTGCGCCTGCCGCCGACGAAAGGCAGGTCCGAACTCCTCGGCTCGAAAAAACACACCGCGATGGCATTCTCGTTAAATTTCACGTTTGTCAGAAAGCCCCGGAAATACGTCACATAAAACGTGCTGTGACCCCGATGTATAGTCAGCGTGATTTCCTCTTCCGGGACGCCGGCGACGCATATCAGACCGAGAGGGTGGTTCCTGGGCAGTTCGAATTCGATACCATCCTTCGGTATATTGCCCGTCTGCTCGATTTCGGTCCGTTTGCACGGCGCCCATCCGTAGGTGTGACCCAGGAAATCGACGTCCTCGCCGCCGCTGGCAATTCGCCAGTGGGTGAGTCCCATAGCGATATCGTAAAGCTCTATCGGCTGGCCCGAAGCAACGGATTGTTCGGATTCGTCGTAAGTCATGCCTTCACCGCCTGGAGCTGTGTATCGCTTTCCAGCTCATGCGCCCCATTCCAAACAAACTCTATCTCATCGCCCGCCAGTCTCAGCTTGTCCAGCCAGGATATCACACAATCGCCCGGCTCCACCGCTATATCCAGGTCGCTGTCGATCGATACGATTTCCACGGCCCCTGATTTCACCAGCCCCGTGACCTCTCTGTAAAGCTGCGTGCCGTCCGGGAATATGAAAGCGATATCGGTCCTCAAATCATTGACGCCCATATTGTCGGCAAGCCCGATGTTCTCAATAGTGAAGTCCGTATCGGCCGCCCCGAACCCTTCCGCAAGGACCATATCTTCCTTGTGCGTCGGCACGTAAAATGTTCTCTGCTGCCCGAGAAGCGAGTGAATGAATTTTCTGAAATCCCAGCAAGCGGCCTTCGTGTCCTTGTAAAACAAATGAGACTGAATGCCGATATTGAAATCGCTGTCCGAAAAGAAGTCGAAATCGCCCGTCTTGTAGTCCTGCAGATAAGCATCCGCGTCGGATGATTTACTTTGAGTCGGATCGACGGCCGTTGCCTCGGTAATAACCGGCAGGCCCTTGTAGGCAGTCGCCGGCGTGAAGCCCGTCAATAGTATATTGTCCTTGACCGCGAACGAAAAATCGGCGACGGCAAGACCCGTCGAATGTCCCTTGCGCTTGCTCGATGCGTCCATCTGTGTAATTCTGATCGGCATTATGAGCTTCGTGCCTGTAAACGTATTCTGCACCGGGGTTGCCAGCGTAAGGCTTCCCGCGGCAACCGTCTCCACCTGGACCGCTTCGTAATTGTCCTCCGACTGCCAGATAACCGCAAGGCTGTCGTCTCTGAAGTCGGCATTTGTCGTATCGACAGTGATAGTCATATCAGTCGCTGTGATCGTAGCCGTGTGGACCACCAGCTCCGGCCACACCGGAAGTCCGAAAGAACGTTTCTGCCATGAGAACATCAGGGCATCGAGTATAGCCTGCTGCTTTTCGCTCTCCATCATAACGGGGAACTTGAAGCCCTGCCGCGGGATCGGCCTTATCGATATTCTCTGCTCTGATCCGTCCTTGCCTGCGATCACGTCAGTAAGGAAAGCCAGGGTTTCTTTTACCGGCTGCTGAGGGCGCCACGGAAACAATATCACCCGTGTCCCGGACAGCAAAACAACAACATCGTTCGCATCCGTAAAGTCGAACGTGATCGAGCCTTCGAACGTCGGGCTGCCCCCCTCGAACGGAACCTCTATCGAGAACGTAGTATATTCGAGCGCGGCAAGATCGAAAGGCGCCGCCTCGCCTGTCAAGTCCCACTCATCGCCGTTTACCTCTACGATATCAGCGCAGGTTTTTGTGACAAAGTAAGCGTTCCACACAATAATCTCGTCGGTTATCAGGGTAACTATTGCTCCGAAGTGCAGCGTCGCCGGCATAACGTGGATTCGATAATAGTAATCATCGAGAAACGAATCGACCTTCGTGCCCGTCCGGGACCGCTCGATCTGCTCTACGGGCAGGTAGCTGTGCCATGCCCCTGCTCCAAGTGGAATGACCGATTCCAATTCGCAGATATCGACCGGGCTGACAACGGTATTGTCGATAATGGTAGCCGAACAGCGTAGCGTGTCCTCGACAAAAATACTCGGTTCTAATATTCCCGTAAAAGCCGCCATTAAACCACCTTCTTAAAAGCAAAACCACAGTACATATTCGATGGAGCGATTGACAGGCTGTCGGCGTGAAAGACCGTCCACGTCTCGGCTCCGTAGGTTATTTCCTCGGCCGGACCGTAGTTGGTGACATTCAAGAACCTGACACCCGCCGGCCAGCCGATTAAAGAGTAATTTTCATCGGCTCGTTTTAGCAACGTATAAATCAGGCACATTGCAGACATCGCGTTGTAAGAACTCGGCGCGTGTGACCAGAAAAATGAGCATAGGCCAGATTGTGACACAGTATTATAATTTCCCTTATTGCCGACTACACATGGAAACATTATATCTGGTGTACTCGATCCCTGTGACGCCCGCCATCCGGCCGTAGAATCGACGTCAACATATACTGCACCTTTCTTATTACCACCTGTAGATGCAGAGAAATACTGAGGAGCGGACATTGCCGATCCTCCGGTGCCCGCCGCCAACCAATCATAATATGGTGAATAACTTGCAAATGAAGCTGAGAAAAACTGCCCGCCTGTTATCGTTCCCTGTTTTACCAATAGCCCGAACGACATGAACTGGAACTTGCCCGCCGTCACTTCAACCGCGATATTAACGGTATCATCTACCGTAAAGAAATAATATGCCGGGATCGCTGTCGTTGACATTGGTGACATGCACATGCCGAATGATTTATTTGCTTCATCCCTCGAACAGCCGGTCTGCGTGTCCCAATCCTCGCCGACGTCATAACCGGTCGAACCGTTGACGACTAATCCGGTCACGTTACCATAACCTTCGTTAACGTTGTTATCTTCAGTTATCAAAGTCGGACCTTTTTCATTTATTGCCGACCTGAAATTGAAATACATCACAGTCGCATCGGCCGCTGTCTTTTGAACGTGAAGTCTGTACCCGGCCCCGATAGCCGCGAACAAATTGACCGTCCAGCCTTCGGCCAGAAGGAATATCCGCAGTTTGTCAATCAAATCGTTCGGCCCTGTACTCACACCTGCCTGATAAGACATTTTTCTACTCCAGTTTTAACGCCCAAAAATCATTGGCGTCCGCGTTCGGTATAATAGGAAATGCCACATAAGTTGCGCCGCCGATTGTAAAGGTGTCCTCGGCCGCTATCCCGCCAAACCCGTTAACGGCAAAGACTCCCTGCATCTCGCCGAATATATGCTTGTTCGGTGAGTTCATCATTATTACTGTAGGAAATATCGGATAACTGCCATCTACGTTCTCACGCAAATACTTGCTCCAATAATCGTAAGTAGTAGGTCCGTAATACGACGAAGTATAAGGCCATACAATATTCGTAGTAACCCCGCTGGAGATTCTTATCCAGCTTGTGCCCTGTAGTATTTTTAAGGTTCCTACATCGGATGTGGGGTCAAAAGTCAGATACGTACACACACCGGCAGTTCCGTAAGGATTTGGAAAGCCTCTGTGGCTTGTCTCAAGGGAGCTATACCTGTTATGTGATGCCGTCGTGCCAGGACTTGCAGCCCCACCCACAACCATCGGATAAGGAAACTGTGTCGGCAGGCCGTAAGGCAATGCGAAGCCGAGATACGAAGCCTCGTAAACGCTTGAAACCTTAGCAACTACGATAAACCGCCTGCCGTTGGCGACGCACCAGTATTGAATTTTACCCTGCCACAAAAGCAATCGAGCCATCCTGCCCTGAGTCAGGCCCGGCATGTACTGCAATTCAACATCAGAATAACTCGTCATTCCCGCTATCCGCCAGTTGTACCAGTCTTCACCGGCACTTTCGACCGTCTGAATGGCCGAGTAAATCTCATCGGTCCCAGCCGTTCCCGGCCCCATTAAAATCAGCTCATAGCCGCCCGATCCGTCGTAATCGGTATCGTACCTCATGGCCGTGTATAACTCCGTCGCTCCCAGCCCGTCCTCCACGTCGAAAGTGAATGAATCGGTCGCGACAAACGCCGTATCGCCCGCGATTATCGTAAACGCCACAATCCCGTTATCGTAAGGCGTCCCGACCGTCGCAGCAGCCTGAGCGCCGGAAACCGAGCCGGTAACAGTAAAGTTCGTAGCCGAAGTCGCAGTCAATGTCCACGTCTCATCTACCGGGGCCGCCCCGGCCCGCTCGGCAGAGACGTAGCCATCCCCCGTATTGCCGCCGCCTGCCGCAATGTTCCACGCCTTCTTGGCGTCGCACAGGAAGCCCTTGACCGCTATCAGCAAATTCTTATGACCGTCTGCGTATCCGATTTTGAAAGCCATCTCAATTTCACCTTAACAAATTCTGGTTGCGCATTGCGTGCTGAATGTGAACCTTCTCGCCCTCTTTGCTTTTCATCGCCTCGATCGCCGCTTCTCTTGCGTTACTGACGAACACGACCTTCACGGGCGTAGGGCTGACCGTAATATTCGGCGTGCCTCCGGAAGCATCAACTCCAAGACGCCCGCCACGTCCTCTACGCAACGGCATAACGCCTTCCGGCCCAGCCTCACCCATTAGTCCTGTATTGCCGCCTGCAAGAGGGAAATAAGTCGGGCGATCAAAAATGTCACCGCTTGCCATAGGCACTATACGACCCCTGTCGAATACATTGCCGTAAGCGCTGCCTGCCGCTCCCCCAATTGATGACGTCGCACCAGCCGCTGCAATTGCCGCTGCTGCCTGAGCTCCTGCAGCATTAATAGCCATA